AGGAGAATAAAATTCAATGCTGGGTAACTGTCAAAGGAGTTAATCATCATTTTAATCAGTTGGTGATAAAATGAGTCGAATAATTAGAACGGTTTCATTAGACAAACATGCTGATGAATTAGCCTCTAAAAAATCAAATTTTTCTGCATGGGTTAGAAAAGCCTTAGAAGAAGATTATCAAAACGTTTCATTAATTCATGTAACAAAAGCAATTTATGAAAAAGATGGAATATGTAACCCGACTGCATCTCCTCGATGCACTATATGTTACCCCTACGGTAAACCAACGATGCAATTAATTCGTAAGTATAATAGTGAAAAGGGAATACATGGAATCGGTTTGACTTTAGCAAGAGAAAACCTTCTCAAAGATACTAAGAATCATTATGACGGAGTAATACCGATTATTCAGGGAATTCCAGAAGAAAAAGCGCCTTTACCCCCCCCTAAGAGAGAGAAAAAATATGTTAGGCGTTTCTTGAAATGGTTAATTGAATGGATTTAAGTCTATATCACCATCAAAAGGATTCAAGTCAAGATTACCTATTATTTGAGAAAAACCTTCATTTATGTTTTCTCCATAATTTTGAACACCGCTAACAAATGAACCCCCAATTCCTGCAGCATTTTGACCTGCATTTGAAGCCGCTCCAAAAATTGCTTCCAAACCTTCGTAAGTATATTGATTTGCACCTGGTAAACTTTCAATAACCATCTCTGGAATATTATTGTAAAATGAATATGCTTCTCCTTTAGCATCTTCATAGGTGTCCTGGAAATCTCCGATCAAGTCTGAAACTGTATTCTTCGCCAAATCTAAACCTCTTGACCCTAAATCCCATTTGAAGCCCAGATACACGCCGTATAATGATAGCATAGTAGCAACGAAGGAAACATCAGACAAAGCCGCTACAATAGGGTTCAAAACTCTATTAATTGAATAAGCCGTTGAGGTTTGTTCAAGCATTTGTCTCTCAACTTTACCCAGGACATATTCATGCCGAATAATTTTATCAGGTTTCGGCTTAGGCAAAGTTAATCCCGAACCTTATCTTTTTATTGAAATTCACTGAGTAATCTGATGTCGGCATAGTTGATGGCATAACATTTTGAGTTATACTATTAGTTTGCATATTCAACTTAGCACCTTGAGTTATTGACGAATTGAATCCTGTTCCAGTTCCGTCCGTATGAATCCACATCGTAGGACTATTCCCTGCAGCATAATTTGAAGTCCAAACGTAAACCATCCAATACTTTGTCCCTTTAACTACGCTTACTGTAGCTCCAGGAGAGGCGGATAATACTGCCGCCGAATTACAGTTAATATCGGCTTTAGCGCCAATAATTGAATCTGGATAACCTGAGCCTGAATCAGAAAATACAGCAACCTGGAGTATATTCGTTCCACCACTTGTCGAATTTACTCTAACTTCAAAATTTGAAATATTACCAGAAGTAGGCGCTACCCAAGGATAGCACATTATCGCATTAGTTCCTACAGTTGAAGCAGTTTGAGCAGTTCCACCATAAGGAGCGGCATCTCCTGGAACGTATGTATCATTAGAGGCATTGAAAACCGCCCCGAAACCAAAGTCACCAGTTCCACCGCCGCCACCAGATGATGTGAAACCATTCCATTCACCAGCGACGGCCATTCTAGCCAATTGAATTAAAACTACACGACGAAGGTCATCCTCATTAATGCCCTCAACAAATATCTTTTCAGCCGCTCCTTGAAAATCTGCATAACTTAGATTCTCGAGATCTTGAGTTTTCAACAATTCATACAAACGTTTGTCTTTATCAGCATTAGGTAATGGCATTTTTATTCCTCTTCATCTATCCATGTATATGTGGCATCGTTAGAATCTTCAGGATTCACTATTATAACTGCAGGACTCACGATAAAAACCCGACCCAATCACCTTTACAGGCTGTAACTGCAAACTTCAACAATACCAGGCGTCTTAATTCATCTTCATTTAACGCCTCGACTGACAGTGGTTTGCCAATATCCATTACTGTAGGATTGTCTCCTGTAGCAAAAGTCTCTAAAGTTTGATTTTGAGATAATGTATATACTCGTGGCGAACGCTTTTCGGCATTAGGTAAAGGGCACATATCATATCACTTTAATCTATTAAGGCATTTTTTAACAATTTTTTCAATTGCCATCATATCTGATGTAGTAACCGCAACCATACCAATATCTGCAGATTTAGACATATACACTTTTAGAAACTTTTCTTGCGCTTCTCTTAACCTTCTTCGTGCTTGTGCTCTTGTCATCTTACCCATATAATCACCTAATTCTAAGCATTCGTTAATACTGATGCTGTAAAGTTTAGAGCAACTGGAATCATTTCTTGAGACATAAGAGGTTGAACTGAAGCAGGGTCGCTACAAGTGACCGCACCCGCTAAGTTTCCGAGATTATCGAATACTTGAGCGCCGCCGCCAGGAGACTCTATTTTAGCACCATCTATTGAAGTAAAAACGGCTTTGATAATTCTTTGACCTTGCAAAGTGTTTCCAATTGCATTTCCTGTTTGTAAATCCAAAAGTTGAGTCGTTGTTCCAGATGCCGGAGTTCCGATGAAGATTCTATCAACACCCCTGTTTGTGTATACGATAAGGGCGGCATCTCTTTCTGAAGCCGTCAAGGTTAGAACACGAAGAACGTCACCAGGTTGCAGTGTTACAGGCTTACATAAAGCAGGTGTGCTTGATGCTACGCCATTAACGCATACGGGAATAGTCGCTAGGATTAATCCTTGACGAAGAATATAAGCATAGGAAATCCCGTTAAGCGCTGTAATTAATCCAGACACGACACGTGCTCCTGGCATATAGTCGCCGATATCCTGGGCGGTGACGGTGAATGCTGTCGCCGTTTGTAAAGTTGCTTCTGTAGATTCTGCAATTTCGCTTGAAAGTGGTATTTTTCGACCATCAGCACAGTTTAAGACGCCTGTTACAGTGTTTGTTGCCATAATTACTCAACTCCTAAAGGCGGATGCCCCTACCTAATGCAGGTCTAACCAAATTACGGTTAATATTATTGATCGGCGCTCTTAAAAGCCTACGTCCTATCTTAAATCCGACTGAAACTCCAAACGCTTGTGCTGCCATTGGCACTAGATTTGATTGAAAATTATTTGCCATTACTGAGACTGCTTGTCCTGGTTGCATCATCATATCATTAAGAGAGATTTGAGAAGCGCCCGACCATGTTCCAGGAGTATCAACTATAATTCCGCCGAAGTTTTCAGTTCCGCCGCTACTGTAAGTTAAGTCTCCAGTTCCCGTAAAGAAGTCCCAAACTCCCCCGCCCGTGGTGCCTTGTGCTAATATTTGAGCATAGGTTAAAGATTCTAGGGCATTTAATACGCTAAATGAGCGTGGACTTCTTCGGGGCTTTGATTTTTTACGAGCCATGAGACCAGGTCTGACAAAATCTCGCTATTAATCCTTCTTAATCATTTTTTGAAATTGACCGTTGTTTTCTCTTAATTGAATGGGTGTGTTTCCTGGAGCTCCAGGAGACATTCGCATTTGAATCATGTTTGCGATTGCTGCTTGAATAGGATTGATCGGTTCAACCCCAGATATTCCCATATTTTGCATAACTCCGGCTATTTTTGAATCCAAATCTTGAGCCAAATATTCTCCAGATTCTCTTATTTCTCGATTAATTTGAGCCAAACCCCAAATAATGACGAATATCTCAATAATAGTGCATATTATAATTACAAGTTCCGTAAGCATACCTAATCCGACCCTGGAACGGGTCTTAAACGTTTTTTTTCTATAATAATAATAATAATAATGTAATGTATTGTATAGTATAGTATAATGGTATTAATTAATGAAATTATTACAATGTTCTGTAATAAATACACTTAATACCCCTGCAGGGTTCGGAGAATCATGCTCGACCAAGAGATAATTGAACGATTCGCCGCCGATATGAACTCCCAGGGTTTTCAAGTGATGAAATGTCCCGAATGTTTAGGGGCAATTTGGGTTGAGGGTGATACCGACCCAAAGACCGGAGAAAATACCAATTTGAAATTAATGCGATATTCTACTAAAGAACAATGTAAAAAATGCACAGAACTTCATAATAAGGTGTGTGTTGAAGAATGAGGGTTCTTGATTTATTTTCGGGTTTAGGCGGGGCTTCTCAGGCTTTTGTAAACAATGACGACGAAGTGATAAGAGTTGAAAATAATCCTCGATTATTTCACATTCCTTATACCGAACAATTTGACATAAAATCTAAAAAGTTTGATAATTTTATTATGTCTGAATCAATGAATAAGCACTTTGACTTAGTGTGGGCTTCTCCGCCATGTCTGGAGTTTTCTATGGCTTACAATGCGCCAAAATCGGTTGCCAGGAGAGAAGGAATAGATTTCAAACCTAATATGCAATTAGTTTTACGAGCCAAAGAAATAATAGATTATCTTCAACCTACATATTGGGTTATCGAGAATGTTATGGGCGCACAAGAGTTCTTCAATCCAATTTTCGGAAAACCTACACAAATAATTAATTCATTTTGTCTTTGGGGTAATTTTCCACAAATAATAATGCCTTCAAATTATCACCATCTTAAGCACGATGTAGGCAGTCAAAATCCATTGAGAGCAAATTATAGAGCAATTATTCCGCTTGAAGTTTCAGAACAATTAAGGAGATCAATTTTAGAACAAAAAACCCTGGGGGATTATGTATGAAATTGAGATGCAAACATTGCCAAATAGTGATGGACTTTGAAACATTTGAAGAGATTCAAAAGGAGAATAAAATTCAATGCTGGGTAACTGTCAAAGGAGTTAATCATCATTTTAATCAGTTGGTGATAAAATGAGTCGAATAATTAGAACGGTTTCATT